AAACAATTTTTGAATTTTTAAATCATGGCAAAAAAGAAGATAGATGACGGAACACCTTTAGGTCAAATTCAGGCCTATTTAAATGATCATAAAAACGATCATTACAACTTCGAAGAAGAACATACTTATACTGTGTCCAGTGGTAGTTTGTTGCTAGACATAGAAATGGGCGGGGGTATCCGTCCAGGTATTGTGAGGGCAACAGGGGTATCCGAGGGGGGTAAGACCTCCTGCGCCCTGTCGTTTGCTCGCAATTTCCAAAAAGAGGATAAGCACATGGTTATTTACATCAAGGCCGAAGGCCGTCTGTCGCCCGATATGATCGAGCGGTCAGGAGTGTCAACGGAAGAGAGTAAGTGGTTTGTGTATAAGAGCAATGTTTATGAATCTGTAGTAGACTTCATGCGACACATGGTTCAGAACAATCCAGAAGAATACAAGTATATGTTTATAATTGATTCTATGGATGCTCTTATTCCTCGAGGGGATTTAGAGAAGGGCTCCGATGACGCCGTAAAGGTGGCTGGAGGCTCTTTAATTAGTTCGGCCTTCCTTAAGCGTATGGCTCTTGGACTTGCTACTCGCGGTCACATCTGTTTCATGATTTCTCAGGTGCGAAGCAAAGTTAGCATTAACCCTTACGCTAAGGAAGACCCGAAACTAACCAACGCTTCAGGTGGCAACGCCCTACTGCATTACAGCGATTGGATTCTTGAGTTTCAAGAGAGATTCAACAAAGACGCAATCAGTACCCAACCCAACGGCAAAGGAGATATGCTTGGTCACTGGTGTAAAATCGTTTTCAGAAAGACACCAAACGAAAAAACTGGAACGCTAGTAAAGTATCCTATTCGTTATGGCTCAAGAGACGGCCAAAGCGTTTGGGTAGAGTACGAAGTGGTGGATATGCTCCTCATGTGGGGTATGGCAACAGCCAAAGGCGCATGGGTAACGATCTCAGACGAGCTAGCCGAAGAAGTAGAGAAAGAGCTTGGAGTTGAGTTTAAGAAGCAGCACCAAGGCATGGACAATCTACGCAAGTATTTTACAGAGAATCAAGACATAGGAAAATATCTGTTTAATAAATTTCGTAATACGTTAAAGAAGGCGTAGTTATGGCACATAAAGACCCAGAAAAGAGAAAAGCTTATGAAAGGGCTTATTATGAGAAAAACAAAGAGCGTATCAAAGCTCGTTCTCGCGAGTATCACTGGCGCAACAGAAAAAGGTGCAACGCTAAAAGCAAAGAGTATTACCTGAAGCACAAAGAAGAGCGTAAAGAGTACTGTAAAAAGTATCGCGAAGAAAACCGGGAAAAGCTGCTTCGCCTTGGAAAAGAATACCGCAAAGCTAACCCAAATAGCTGGAAAGAATGGTATTTAAAAAACAAAGATAGTCGCGATAAATATACCAAGGAATATAGGGCAGACCCAATTAACAAAAAGAGAATCAAGAAGGTAAATAAAAATTTTCGCGACGCTAACCCCGACTATTGGGCTAAATGGAGGCCCGTGTACGAAGCAGCAAACCCTAAGAAAGTGGAGGAGCGCAAAAAGCATCACAGAAAATGGCTGAAAGAAAATAAAGATAAGTGCAACACCTATGGGGCAAATAGAAGGGCTCAAAAAATAAATTCAACTTTACCTGACACAGACCAAGAAGCCATTGCAAAAATATACAAAAAACAAAAACGCCTCAACGAAGCGGCGGGGGAGACAAAGTATCACGTAGATCACATTATCCCTCTAAGCATAGGGGGAGCGCATCACCAAGATAACCTAAGAGTGGTTCCAGCGGAAGAGAACCTTCAGAAAAAGGACAAGTATGTCCCCGAGTTGGGAGGTATCTGGGCTGATAATGAGTTAGCAAGAGAGACAAAAAAGAAACTTGGAATTAAATAATGACAAGTGTATAATTTAACAGGGGGCGTTTTGGATTCGATTTAGTGTCCTGACGCAGAACCGCAAGCGGAGGATGATAGTGGGCCTCCTTAATCATCTATCTAGGAAATTCAACTGCCGATAACATTGTTGATATGGAGTTCGCTCCTTCCGTAGCTGAAGCTGACGAGATTCTCGCTCAGTTCGGTTATGCCGAAGAAGAGGAACTCTTGCTGGCGGCTTAAGTTCCGCCCCGTCCTACCTCGGATGCTCGTTAAGAGGATAGGGCGACGACAGCGAGCAAAACACTGGTTGAGTCTGGTTGTGTCTCCAGTTGTTTAAAAAAAGATAGACCAAACTTTACGTGAAGTTGTCGGTGACAGACACGTATCGTATTAAACCGACTAAGCTTGTAGTGGTTTTAGCCTATGGCTCTGAAGACGCGGGTTCGACCCCCGCCGCCTCCACCAATTTACTATGATAGGATTTAAGAAACAATTTATATTTCTACACCCTCCAAGAACAGGCGGGACAAGCGTAGAAAACTATCTTAGAGACTATACTGAATTTCCAGATCAAATAACTAGGCAGGGAAATCTGAGACACTTTCCTATGCATATGTACTCTGAAATCTTTGGTAAATCAATTAAAGATTTTTATAAGTTCAGTATAGTTAGAAACCCTTGGGATAGAATGATTTCGTACTATTTCCATCTGTTTGGGGAGTATCGAGAAGAAGCGTTCGATCAAATGTTGATGCTCGCAGGGAAAAAAGGCAAGCTCCAGCAAGGGGGATTCCCAAGGGAAGGCACACCCTATTTTGACTTCACTAGCTGCACACAATGGCTAAACGAAGATATTAGGTACGAAGGGCAAGTGGAGTACATAAGATTCGAAAACCTTCAGGAAGACTTTGAGAACGTATGCGGCATACTGGATATAGTTAAGCGTAAACTAGATTGGACAAATAGAACCATAGGTGTAGACAGAGAGCATTACAGTAAATACTACAATGAAAAAAGAGCCAATTTAATAGCTGAGGTTTATGCTGACGATATAGAAAACTTTAATTATAAATATGAGACTGTTTGATATTCATGGAAGACCCAGAAGCAAAAAGGTCTCTAGGTATTTGATTGATTGGGATGAAAAATCAAAATCTCAAATTCAATTCAAAGTAAAACAGTTCCTTAAGACTTACTGGGAAAACCATATTGTCTACGAAGAGTTTCCTGTTTATGGGACACGAATGAAAGTAGACTTTGTTAATGTAACAAAAAAAATAGCAGTAGAAGTCCACGGCCCCCAGCACGAAAGCTTTAACAAATTTTTTCATAATAATTCTAGATCGGATTATTTAGCTTCGATTAAACGTGACGCGCAAAAGGCTGAGTGGCTAGAAAAAAACAACTTTATATTTATGGAAATTTATGATAAGGACATAAAGGATTTATCTCATGACTTTATTAAGAGTATTTATAATGTATCTTTAATTTAAAATGGAAAAGAAAACCGTAAACAAGTCAGTTCTAAGGCACCTCAATGATAACTGTGGTGGAGGATTTATTCTATTTACTTTCGATGAAAGTGGCCTACCTCAAGTAGACACCAATTTTGAGACCAGCGCAGAAGCTCTAGCCATGCAGTATTATGTGCAAAATTGGGCAAAAGCTATGGAAGCAGGGACTATCGAGGAGATGGCCAGAAGCATGTTCGATCAAATGCCTCCAGACGAAGAATCTGGAGAAGAAGGAATTTAGTGCTTGATCTAGTTCCAAGGCTGTGTTATTATTTAACACATGAATGGTTTATATTCCCTACAAATAGAACGACATGTGCTTGGGGGGTTAATCAGACATCAAGATGTTTTCGCAGAAATCGACGCGTTCGTAAGTGAAAAGGACTTTTTCAATGACGTCCATTACACGATCTTCAGCGTTATTAAAAACTGCGTATACAATCAAAAGAAAATCGACAAAGTTCTTTTAGCGAACCAAATTAAAGAACTCGGAGTATCTTTTAAAGACGACATTAACATCTATGATTATATTGAGAACCTCTCATTCACGCAAATCACAAAACACGCAACACTTGACGCCTGTAAAGAGTTAGTAAAATACAGGGTTCGTCGAGAGATAGCCGCAACAGCGGAGAAAATAAAAGACGAAGTAAAACAATGCGGAGAAAAAGGAATTGACGAAATCGTTTCCGCTTGCGACGCTCTTTATAACGACAAAATTCAGGAATACGGAAACGAGGACGCGCCAGAAAAGTTAACCGATGGTTTAATGGAGCTTCTCGAAGAGACGGGCAACGACCCTCAAGATGAATTCGGTTTCGCTAGTCCTTACTCAGAGTTTAATAGGATGTATGGGGGCTTTAGAGCGGGTCACGTTTACGCTATCGCTTCCAGACCGGGCGAAGGTAAAAGCACATGGCTTAATGATGTGTGCTTTAAGGTAGCCGAGAACTCAGGAATCAAAGCTCTGCTTTTGGATACAGAAATGTTAACGAAAGAAATTAAATTTAGATTATTATCTTCGTTAACTTCTGTACCAACTTGGTATCTAGAAACTGGAAACTGGAGAAAGAATCCAGACTACTACGACCAAGTAAGAAAGGCAGAAGATAGAATTAAGCAAAACAGAGACTTCTATCATTATCACGCTGGCAACAAAAACGTAGACCAAATTTGCTCAATGATTAGGCGTTGGTATTACAACGAAGTCGGTAGAGGAAACAAGTGCTTAATTGCGTATGACTATGTAAAGTTAACGGGAGAAAAGGTTGGCCAGAACTGGGCGGAATACCAAGCTATTGGAGACAAAATCCAAAAGCTAAAAGAAGTTGCTGAAGAAGTTAATGCGCCCCTACTTACAGCCATGCAGCTAAACAGAAGCGGAGAAAACAGAAATAGAAATTCATCCAATCTAGTCGATGATAGCTCTGCCATCTCCCTGTCTGATAGACTGCAATGGTTTGCTGCGTTTGTCGGCATCTTCAGGCGCAAGACGTTAGACGAAATAGCTCTTGACGGAGAAGACTTTGGCACGCATAAGCTTATACCAGTAAAAACCAGATTCCAAGGAAAAGACGCTATGGGCCACCAAGACTTCCTGCAAAGAGTTTTTCCTGATGGCTCAGAGAGGTATCAAATGAATTATCTAAACTTTGATATTCATAACTTCAACATCGAAGAGAAAGGCTCCCTGAGGCATATTTGCGAAAGGGCTAGAGAGACCTACGAGTTAGAAGGCGGTAGCACAGAAAACCCAGCAGACTCAGTATTGTGACGGATATAAAAGAAATGCTTTATGAGCTTGGGTATTCGAATATATCTGAGTATCCTAGAGAATATCGGACGCGCCCTATTTATAGAGAGTCCGATAATAACACCGTTCTGCGCATAGATAAAGCGACAGGCAGGTTTGTTGATTTTGCTGAGAATATATCGGGAAGCTTCGAAGACTTAGTTAAATTAACACTCAAAATGAAAACGATGGATGAG